TGAGCACAATAATCAATCAGGAAGGAACACTTCAGATTCATAGGATTCTCATCATTGATTCTGATGGAAAAGGTGTTGATGTCAAAAACCTCATCAGAGAAGTTCAGATGACAGATGACATTGTCACACACTTCATGCAGGGAAGAATTGTTCTTGAAGACCAGAACAATCTCAAAGAAGCACTTGAGATGGATGGAACGGAACATGTTCTAATCTCATGGAAAACTGATGACAATGCAAAGATGAGAGAGCAGGAGTTCTTCATCAGAAATTTGAAATCAATCTCAAGAAAGAAAGAGAATGAAATTGAAGAGTTTGCATTTGAAATCACAGATGTCCTTTTTGAACCAATGATGAAAAAATATGCAATTCAGAAACATTGGCATCAAAAGACAAAGACAGAAATATTCCAAGACATCACATCATACTATGGAATCACTTTTGAATCAAAATCAACTGACACAGAAAAAATAGATTATCTGACAACATCAGATGACATCATCAAAATCATAGAAGAAGTTCTGATGAAAGGAAAAACACCTCATCATTTCTATTCGCAGGATGGAAAGATGTTTCTTGACACTTATGACAGAATGTTTCTTGAACCACTTGTCAAGAATCTCAACACAAACTCACTTGAGGCAAAAGACAGAAGTGCAGTGAGAGACATCACCAAGATGGATGTCTATGATAGAAAGGAAATGTTTGATGATGGAATGAATGGGCACACATTGTTTGATTTTGATGCATTTGAAGAAGACTTTGAGAAAGAAGATGTTTCATTGAACAAAACAAAGAAGTTCAAAGTTGAAAGTGGAAAACAATCAATTCTTCTCAATCCATCTTGTTCATATATTGATGATTATTATCTTCTTGACTTTCTTGTTCTTGAGATGGTTTATCCTGATTCTGGATTTGAACTTGCTGAGAAAATCAACATTCAGGTGAAGACTGCTGACAATCAGGAAACAACATTCTCAGATTATTCTGGAGTCTATGTTGTTTTTTCAATCAAACATATCTTTGACAGAAATTTGAAATATACACAGATTTTAAGCGTGATAAAAGAGTGACCCTTGTATTGATATTAGTTTTGTCTGTTTCTTTGTTTTAGACGGGTTTCTGTAAGTCATTTGATTGCTTTTGATGATAATAAATAATAGTAGAATTGTGATGGAGACTATATGATAAATTTAGATGAAGGAAAAATCAGACAGGGACTTTCTTGGTTTCTTTCAAAAATCAAAGGCAGTGCAGACCCAAGAGATGTTCAAAAGGGTGACATTGCAAAGAAAGATGATTTGAAGAAGATAAGAATGTTTCATCTCTACAACACAATCTACAAAGACCCAAAGACAAAAGATGACCTTCCATACTATGATGCATTTCCATTGTTCTTCCCACTTCATTTCACAAAAGGTTCTGAAGGTCTTTTGATTGCAGGAATCAATATCCATTACATACCTCCTGCAATGAGAGTAAAGTTTCTCAAGGAGTTAGAGACACTCATCAGAAGAGTTGCAGAACAACAGAAATTTGATGTCAATAATCTTGAAGACTATCCTCATCAGAACATCACAAAGGTCGTTGGAAGATATATGAACAAGGTGTATCAATCAGGTGGTGGGAGTGCTGGAAAACTCATGAGGTCAGCATACAGGTCATATTTTCTTCACAGGATGACTGGCAAGATGAAAAAGATTCCATTGGATGAGTGGACAAAAGCTGGTGAACTTTATCTTCCTATTTTCAGAAAGAAGAGTGCATCATACATCTATCAGGATGTCAAAGAACAATATGACAGATATAAGAATAATAGCAGAAGTGATATTTATTAAGGAGAGATATGATGACAATATTTATAGCATGTGGTAAATTGAGTCAAACAAATGGTGGTGGAATTGATATTCCACTTATTTTAAATAAGAGTGGAATCATTAAAGGTGATTTAAGTGTTTTATCAGAATTTGTTGAAAATGGGAAATTGAATTTTCCTTTTGAAATAAAAGAAGTGAAAGGATATTTTAATTGTAATGATTTAGCACTTATATCTCTCAAAGGATGTCCTAAAAAAGTTGTTGGAAGTTTTTATTGTTATAACAACAAACTAACATCTCTTGAAGGTTGTCCAAAAGAAGTTGGTGGTGATTTTTATTGTAGAAATAACAATCTCACATCTCTTGAAGGAGCACCTCAGAAAGTTGGTGGTGATTTTTATTGTAGAAATAACAATCTCACATCTCTTGAAGGAGCACCTCAGAAAGTTGGTGGTGATTTTGACTGTTCAAGAAATTCTAAAGAATTCACTGAAGAAGAAGTCAGGGCAGTTTGTGATGTTGGTGGAAAAGTTTATGTATAAAGGAGAGATAAAATGAACACAACAGGAAATGTAGATGTTGTTCCAAATCAGTTAGAAAAACCAGATGGAAAATATCGTGAGAAATCTTGTTTCACAATCTCAAAGAAAGAGTTGAGAGAGTTCACAAGAAAAGGATGTGTTCCAGAAAGGATTTCAAACTACAAAAAGGAAACAAAGGAAGACCCAATTTACATGAAGCATGGAACACATTTGGTTTTCAGAGTTCCAGGAGACAATTCCTAACAATGGCACAAAAATTCTATGTCAAACTTCTCAATGAGAATCACAAGAAGAAATATGTTGGAGACTTGAACAACATTGTTCTTCGTTCATCATGGGAGAGAGACTTCTTTGAGATTCTAATCAGAAATCCAAATGTTCTGAAAGTTTCATCAGAGGAAGTCATCATTCCATATTATTTCTCAGTTGACAAGAAGATGCATAGATATTATCCAGATTTTTGGTTTGAGCTAAAAAAAGAAAGTGGTGTGATAAAGAAGTATCTTGTTGAAGTCAAACCATATGCCCAGACACAGAAGCCAGTTAGAAAATCAACAAGAAGACAGTCAGAGGTAAAATATAGAAGGGAATTATTTACATACATGAAGAATCTTTCAAAGTGGCAGTCAGCAATCAACTTCTGTATAAATAAAGATTGGAAGTTTATATTTTTAACAGAAAGAAATGGTGAGAGAGGCAAATGGAAACTTTGGGACTGGGAAGACATTGGACTTCCTATTGAGGTGAGATAGATGACAGAAAATTTCAACAACTTTGATGACACAAGACCAACAGATTTAACATCATTCATGATAGATGAAATTGTTCAACTGTATGGTGTTCCAACATATTATCTCAAAAAATCACTTGTCAATCTTGACAGAATATTTGGTGAAGATTCACTGAACAAATTTGAACACGCTGTTGAACTGTATCTTCTTCCAGAGAATCCAGAACAATATGGCGGAAGTGGTGACAATCTTGGAAATTTTGGATTTGAAATCAATGACACAGTTCAGATGATTGTTGAGATGGAGAGATTCAAAACAACAGTTGGTGAAAATCAACCATCAGAAGATGACTTGGTTTACATTCCAACATTTCAGAGATGGTTTCAAGTTTCTTTCACAGCTGATGACAGAGGAAACAACACGGTTCCTTTCTTCTGGAATGGTAAGAATGGAGCATTCCAAATTGACTTACTGACATTCCAGTATTCACATGAAAGAATTGCAACAGGTGTTGAAGTAGTTGATGACAATCTTCCAATCACATCAAATCAAATCATCAAAGACAATGACAACATTGACACTGAAGAACTCAACAAGAATCTTCTTGATGAGTTTGATGAATTGATAAAGAAATAAATAATTATGAAATTTATGAGGAAATGAAAATGTTATTACATGAATCATCAAAGATACTTCAAATTCTTGACAGAGATAATCCTGAAAATATTTCCATAGACCGTTCTGGTGGTGCTGGTGGATTTGGATTCAATGCTTCTACTTTCATGAAGGGAAGTGATGAGGAGAAGTTGCATGAGGAAAAGAAACTCATTGCAACATGGAGAGATTTAGCTCAGACACCAAAAGTTGAAAATGCATTGATGGACATTTGGAATGAAGCTGTTGTTGCTGATTCAAATGACCCAGTGTCAATAGACCTCTCAGAGATTGCAACAGATTCTGAGAAGAAAGACAACCTCTACAAAGAGCACCTTGAGAAGTCTTTCTCAAGAGTCATCAGAAAAATGAATTTCAGAGCAAATGGTTCAAAGATTTTCAAAGACTGGTATGTAGATGGAAGACTTTATCTTTATTATGAAACAAATGCAAGCGGTATCACAGCAGTCAGATTTCTTGACCCAATGAAACTGACATTTGTCAAAAAAAGTGAAAAAGAATATGTTTTTGAATATGAAGAATCAAAGAACATCTATCAGGGAGTCTATGGTGAAAAACTTGAGATTCCTGCAAAGAAAGTTCTTTTCATTCCATCTGGATTAAGAAATTCAAATGGTGTTTGGTTGTCATATCTTAACAAGGCAGTCAGACCAATCAATCTTCTTCAGTTGCTTGAGAACTCATTAGTCATTCATAGATTTGTCCGTTCACCTGAAAG